CATGGCTGCCTTCAACCCCGAAATCTATGACAAGGTGTATGAGTGGTACACCTCTGGTCCTCGTCAGCGTCTGCAGCCCGGTGGTGCCATCATCATCGTTATGACGCGCTGGGCGAAGCGTGACCTTACAGGGCAGATCATCAAGCGATCCTCCGAGCGCAATGGCGTTGATGAGTGGGAGGTCATCGAGCTTCCAGCCATCATGCCGTCAGGGGTACCCCTATGGCCGGAGTTCTGGCCAGTCGAGGAACTTGAGGCGATCAAGGAAGAAATCCCGGTAGGGAAGTGGAATGCCCAGTACATGCAGAACCCCACCTCGGAGGAGGGGGCTCTCATCAAGCGTGACTGGTGGAAGGAGTGGGAGAAGGAAGACCCTCCGGCCTGTGAGGCCGTGATCCAGTCTTGGGATACCGCGTTCCTCAAGACGCAGCGCTCCGACTACTCGGCATGCACCACATGGGGCATATTCTACAGGACCGACAGCACTGGCGTTCAGGTGCCAAACGTCATCCTTCTGGATGCGTACAAGGAGAAGCTGGAGTTTCCAGAGCTCAAGCAGAAGGCCAGAGAGAAGTACTACGAGTATGAGCCGGACCAGCTTGTGGTTGAGAAGAAGGCCTCTGGCGCTCCACTCATCTTCGAGCTCAGGCAGATGGGGCTGCCCGTCACAGAGTTTGTGCCAAGCCGCGGTAACGACAAGATCGCCCGCGTCAACGCAGTGTCCGATCTTTTCTCGTCAGGATGCGTATGGTATCCGCCGACAAGATGGGCCGAAGAGGTCATCGAGGAGTGCGCGTCGTTCCCCTCTGGGGACCATGATGACTTCGTTGATAGCACGACTCAGGCATTGATACGCTTCAGGCAGGGCGGTTGGATCAGGGTGGATACCGATGATTGGGAAGATGACGATGGGCATCGGCAGCCTATTGAGTACTACTAGCGGATCAACCGTTACTAAGGAGGTCCTCGAGGAGCATGAGAAGCTAAAGTACAAGTTTGATCGTGCTCTTGAAAAGGCAGCCGGGACAAGGGGTCGCGTCGGCAGGGCTCTCATGGAAGAGGAGGAGGTTGCCCGCTCAAACCTTCGTGCCTTTGAGAGGCTTCATGGATTGACATAGGCCCTAATGGAACCTAACGTCACCAACAGGGGGACGCGCACGAAACATGCGGTTTTGTATTGGTCGAAGGTCAGACTGCGCTACGGCTCACCATCCACCATTGTGTCCCCCAAACATCACTTTCTTCCAACGGTGCTTTCCTGCTATAGTGCCGCAAACCTTTCAGGGGACATGCCATGGCAGTCGATAAGCCGCTCACTCCGTTTGACATTGAGATCGAGCCCGAAGACGAGCTCGATGATACCGAGGATTCAGACATTATCGAAGAGTCGGTAATGACGGAAACCCCCACGGAGGACGGTGGCGTTATCATCGAGTTTGAGTCCGTTTCGGTCGAGCCGGAGTATGAGGACGTCCCGCACGGGGAGAACCTAGCCGAACTCATCGACGAGTCTGAGCTTGAGTCCATGGCCAGCGAGCTTGTGGGGAACTTCCTTGCAGACCGTCGCACCCGTGACGACTGGGCCATGGCCTACGTCAAGGGCCTCGACCTCCTCGGCATGAAGATCGAAGACCGCACCCAGCCATGGGAGGGCGCATCTGGTGTCTTCCACCCCATGCTGACCGAGGCGGCGATTCACTTCCAAGCTCAGGCCATGGGCGAGGTGTACCCTGCCTCCGGCCCTGCCCGCACCAAAATCCTTGGCAAGATGACTGCCGAGAAGTTCCAGCAGGCCACTCGCGTTGAGAACGAGCTAAACTACCTCATCACCGAGAAGATGCCCGACTATCGTGAGGAAACGGAGCAGATGCTGTTCCGCCTCGCTCTGGCTGGCAGTGCCTTCAAGAAGGTCTACTATGACCCGGTCCGTGAGGTTCCGAGGTCCACCTTCGTCCCCGCAGAAGACTTCGTTGTGCAGTACGGTGCGTCAAGCCTTTCGGACTCCGAGAGATACACGCACGTCATGCGTAAGACCAAGACGGAGATCATGAAGCTGCAGGCAAGCGGCTTCTATCGCGACATCGAACTGCCCGACCCTGCGCCAGAGAAAACTGACATTCAGGAGAAGTACGACGAGCTTCAGGGCATCGAGGATGTCCAGAGCGACGACGACCGATACATGCTCCTCGAGATGCATGTCGATATGGTCCTGCCTGAGGGCTATAACGACGGGGATGACATCGCTCGACCATACGTTATCACCATCGACAAGTCGTCAAGCATCGTCCTGTCCATTCGCAAGAACTGGTACGAGGACGACGAGAAGAAGCAGAAGCGCATGCACTTTACGCCATACTGCTACCTTCCCGGTATGGGGTTCTATGGCATCGGCCTGATCCACTTGATTGGTGGTTTGACGAAGTCAGCGACCTCGATCCTGCGCCAGCTCATTGACGCTGGCACCCTTGCCAACCTTCCGGCAGGCCTCAAGGCCCGTGGGCTCCGCATCAAGGGTGACAACACTCCGCTGCGCCCGGGTGAGTTCCGGGACGTGGATGTCCCGAGCGGGTCCATCCGTGACTCGATCACCTTCCTCCCGTACAAGGAGCCGTCGAGCGTCCTGTACCAACTCCTGTCAAACCTCGTCGAGGAGGGTCGTCGCATCGGTTCTGTCGCCGATGTGAAGATCAGCGAGATGAACGCTCAGGCCCCCGTGGGCACGACCCTTGCTCTTCTAGAGCGCAACATGAAGGTCATGTCTGGGGTTCAGGCCCGCCTTCACTCGTCGATGCACAAGGAGCTTCGTCTGATCGCTGGCATCGTTCGTGACTTCATGGGCGACAAGTATGCGTATGACCCTGATGGGGACTTCAACCGCTCCGAGGACTTTGACGAGCGCGTCGATGTCATCCCTGTTTCGGACCCCAACGCAGCCACCATGGCACAGCGTGTGATGCAGTATCAGGCCGCTCTCCAGCTGGCACAGCAGGCACCTCAGCTCTACGACATGGGCAAGCTGCACAGGAACATGCTGGAGGTCTTGGGCATTCAGGATGCCGCGGAAATCATCAAGCTTCCGGGTGACATCAAGCCGAAGGACCCCGTCAGCGAGAACATGGCGATCCTCAAGCAGGAGCCCGTAAAGGCATTCCTGTACCAAGATCACGAAGCGCACATCCAGACCCACACGTCTGCGCTGGAAGACCCGAAAATCCAGCAGATGGTTGGTCAGTCCCCCTTTGCCTCCGCGATCCAGTCCGCAATGGCGGCGCACATCACAGAGCACGTCGCGATGCAGTACCGCAAGGAGATCGAGAAGCGCCTTGGCGTCGAGCTCCCGCCAGAGGACGCACCCCTGCCAGAGGACATCGAGGTCGAGCTGTCCCGTCTTGTCGCCATGGCTGGCCAGAAGATGACGCAGGAAAACCAAGCCGCGGCGCAGCAGGCTGAGGCCGAGAAGCAGGCTCAAGACCCGCTGACGCAGATGCAGCAGAAGGAGCTTCAGATCAAGGAGGCCGAAGTCATGGGTCGCCTTGAGATTGAGCGCGAACGTCTCAAGCTTGATCAGTCCAAATCTGATGGCAACATCGACATTCAGCGCGAGCGCATTCGCTCTGAGGACCGCAGGGAGGGTGCCCGTATCGGTGTCCGCATTGCGTCTCAGATCGAGGACGCGAAGCACAAGGACAAGACCGAGGGCGTTCGCCTTGGCATCGATATCGCCAAGGAGCTCTCCAAGGGCGGGGGTGGCCAGTGATGGACATCGACATCGTTCCAACCCTGCTTTCGAGCATTGAGGACAAGAAAAGTTCAATTGAGCTTTTTCTGGCGAGCGGCGGGGCCAAGTCCTACGAGGACTACTGCCGTGCCGTCGGTGAGTACTCCTCGCTCCAGAAGGTGGAGCAGGACATAAAGGACATCGAGCAAAGGTTTATTGAAAGTTAAACCTCGATGTTCTAGGGTGGCGGCGTCGGGCTAGAGCAACAGGCTACGGTGGGCCTCAAAACCACTGCTGGAGAAACGATGTATACCGACAAAACCATAGGGGGCGATGACGTTCTC